GCCGCACCTCGCTCGCCGTATCGGCACTTAGAATTATGCGGTATTGCCTTAAAACACAAAAAAGGAGAAACTATATGTCTGATTTCATCACGAAGCTGTCCGAACTGATCGACCCCGAGGTCATGGGGGATATGGTGTCCGCACGCATCCCGAAGAAGCTGCGCGTGGCACCGTTTGCCAAAATTGACGATACGCTGCAGGGCGTGCCCGGCGATACCATCACCGTGCCCGCCTACACCTACATCGGCGACGCCTCCGACGTGGCCGAGGGCGGCGAGGTCGCCATTGAAAAGATGACGACCTCCACCCGCAAGGCCACCATCAAAAAGGCCATGAAGGGCATCGGCCTGACCGACGAGGCCGTACTGTCCGGCTACGGCAACCCGGTGGGCGAGGCCAACACCCAGCTGGCGCAGGCCATTGCCGCCAAGGTCGACAATGACTGCATGGACGCTTTGCAGGGCGCAAGCCTGATCTACGACGGCAGCCAGGCCCAGATCAGCTACAACGCCATCGTCGATGCCGTTGACCTGTTTGAGGAGGAGATGGGCTGCTCCGACAAGGTGCTGTTCATCCACCCCAAGCAGGTCACCCAGCTGCGCAAGAATCCCGACTTCCTGAGCGCCGACAAGTACACGCCCGGCGTCAGCCTGACCGGCGAGATCGGCATGATCGCGGGCTGCCGCCTTGTGCCCAGCAAGAAGGTCCCGTTGGCCGAAGGCGTCTACGCCTGCCCCATCGTCAAGCTGGAGGCCGACCCCGAGGTCGACGACGAGATCCCGGCGCTGACCATCTACCGCAAGCGCGAGGTCAACATTGAGACCGAGCGCAAGCCCAAGACCCGCACCACCGAAATCACGGCGGACGAATTTTACGTCGCTGTGCTGTCCAATGAGGCTAAGGTCGTGCTGGCAAAGTTCAAGGCGTAAGGGGGCGTGCGCGTGCCGGATTATACCTTTTACGTAGAGGATTACCTGGGCGAGGACATCCCGGAGAAGGAGTTCCCCCGCTTCATCAGACGCGCCGGGGACGAGCTGCGCCGTATGCGGGAGATGTACGCCGTGGCACCGCGCCAGGGGCTGGACCCGGAGCTGGCCGAGAGCATGGCGCTCTGCGCTGTGGCCGACGCAATGTACGAGTTCGCGCAGGAGGACGAAGCACGGGGCATTGCGAAGGTGAGCATCGGCAGCGTGAGCGAGACCTACACCGCGCCGCCCGAGCTGTGCTCCCGCACGCTGGCAGACAGGGCGGCGCATTTCCGCCACGAGGCGGGCTACTATCTGCGGATCGGGCGGTGGCTGCCTCATGAATAAGCTGTACCGCGATACCGTGACGCTCTACCACGCCGACGCGGCGGCGCAGACCGTGGTGCGCACCGTACTGCGGGGCGTCTGCTGGCAGCAGGGCCGCCGGGAACTGCCCGATGCAGGCGGCACACGCCGGGGCGCGGCGCTGCTGGTAGTCATCCCGGAGACGACGGCCCGGTACGGCGCGGACTATACGCTGGCACCGGGGGACAGGCTGTTCCCCGGCGAGGGCCCGGCGCTGACCTGGGCCGACTGGCCGGGCTTTGTGCCCGCGGCGGTGGAGGGTGCGGCGCTGGTGCAGTACGTGCTGCCGATGCGGCTGCGCGGTAAACCGCACCATGTCGAGGCCGGTGCCTGGTGGAACGGAAGCGGAACGGGCGTGAGGAGCCTGACGAGGTGAGATTTTTTTGGCTTCTCCCCCGGGGGAGAAGCTGCCGCCCGCAGGCGGCTGATGAGGGGCGAGCTTGCGAGCGCAGCCCCTCGGGGAAGGCTTTAGAGAAGGAGGCAAACCATGCTTACAAAAATGACGGCCTTTCTGGCCCGGGCCCCTGCCCTGCAGGGGCTTTCTTTGACGGTGGGGGACGTTGGCCCCGCGCCGTACACGGCGGGGCTGTGGTGCCGGGGCATCACGGTGCTGGACCGGCGGGAAAACCTGCTGGGCCGCGTAACACAGCGCTGCCGGGCGGAGTTCACGCTGCGGCTCTGCCTGCCGCACACCGATGCCGACAACACCGCGCGGCTGCTGGATCTGCAGACCTGGGCGGCAGCGGAGAGCGCCGCAGGCCGCGGGCCGGTGCTGGGCAACGCGGGGCGCGAGGTCCTGCGCGCCGAGCAGGGCCGCATGGAGCGCGCCGACGCGGGCGGCACGGCGGTCTACACCGTGCGTTTACAAGCGGAATACACACAAGTTTATACGGAGGAAACCACATGAAAATTGAACGCAAGTACATGGCCCACTACCTGAACGCCGCCTTTGGCAGCGGCGACGCCAGCTACACCCGCCTGGGCAGCGATCTGGAGGAATACTCCCCCGAGCTGACCGCGAACGTGGAGAAAAAGTCGAATATCGTCGGTGAGACGACGGTTACGATCAACGGCTACCAGAAGCAGGGCGAGGTCAGCCCCTACTACGCCGAGCCGGGCGACCCGCTGTTTGAGCGTCTGCAGGCCATCATCGACGGCGATCTGGTGCTGGATGACCTGAAAACCGACATCGTCGAGGTCAAGCTCTGGGACAAGGATACGGCGGGGGCGTACCCCGCAGTGCGCGAGGAATGCTACATCGAGGTCGTCAGCTACGGCGGTGACACCACCGGCTACCAGATCCCGTTCAACGTGCATTACACCGGCGTCAAGACGAAGGGCACGTTTGACCCGGCAACCAAGAAGTTTACGCAGGCGTGACAGGCAAAAGAGCGGCTGCCGGAAGGCTGCCCCTCATCCGGCGCTGCGGCGCCACCTTCCCCCGAGGGGGAAGGCTTTGAAGAAAGGAGAGTACGATGGAGCTGAACATTGATACCGGCGTGGAGGAATTCCGCGTCAACGGGCGCGGGGTGCTGCGCTTTAACCCGGCAGACCCGAACCTCTACCACCGCTTTTTTGCGGCGGGGGCAGAGCTTGACGGCTACGACGCCGCGCTGACAAAGGCGCTGGCGGCGCTGGACGGCGACGAGCAGCAGCGCGCCGCGGCGGGGCTGGCCCTGCTGAACGAGTACGACGGCAAGATCAAGAAGCTGCTGACCGGCATCTTTGGCGCGGAGAACGACTTTGACGCGATCCTGGGCGGGGTGAACCTGGCGGGCGTCGGGGCCAACGGCAAGCGTGTGGTGCAGAACCTTTTGGAGGCGCTGACGCCGATCCTGCGCGAGGGCGCCGAGCGCCGCCTGACCGCTGCCGCCGATGCCGCCGCAGCCCGGGCCGATGCAGCCCGCGCCGAGCGGGGCGCAGTATGACCGGGGCGTGGGGACTGCCGATGCAGGCGGAGCTGGGCGGCGTGCGGTATGCCATCCGCAGCGATTACCGCGACGTGCTGGAGCTGCTGCGCTGGCTGAACGGCCAGGCAGACCCGGCGCTGGACCAGAGCGAGCGCTGGTACGTGGCCATGCGGCTGTTCTACCCGGAGTTTGCCGCGCTGCCGCAGCCGCTTTGGCCTGATGCCACGCAGTTTTTGACGGAGTTTTTGGCGGCGGGCCGCCGCGAGCAGCCCCGCCCCGGCCCCGCGCTGATGGACTGGCAGCAGGACGCACCGCTGATCGCCGCGGGCATCAGCAAGGCCGCGGGGCAGGATGTGCGCACGCTGCCCTACCTGCACTGGTGGAGCTTTCTGGCGTGGTTCGATGCCATCGGCGAGGGGAGCTTTGCGACGGTGGTGGCCATCCGCGATAAGCTGCGCCGCGGCAAGCGGCTGGAAAACTGGGAGCTGGACTATTACCGCACCCACCGCGCCGTGGTGGAGCTGCGGGGCGTGGAGAGCGCCGAGGAACAGGCGGAGAAAAGGCGGCTGCTGGCGCTGCTGGGAGGATGAGGCTGACGTGCAGGGAATGTGCGCTGTACGGTAAGCAGCCGCTTGTGGGAAGCATGCGGGCCGGGCGTGCCCGGCCCCTACAGGGCAATGGGTATTCAGGAGAGGAAGTGAGGATACACGACGGAATTGACTTTTGACGAGCTGTCAACGCTGAAGCAGCCCTCGGCATCCCTGCGCACGGCGCTGGATAAAATTTCTGCGGCGCTGGGGAGCGTGGGCGACGCCGGGCAGCAGGCGCGCAGCGTTGTGGACGAGCTGCGCGTGTCGCTGCGGGCTGCGGCGGCACAGAGTGTGAAATCGGCCCGCAGTCTGGCAAAATTTGACGAGATCAACCGCCTGTCCGCCCCGGCGGAGGACAAAACGGCGGCGCCGGAAAAGCAGAAAAAGGCCGCCGAGGCCGCGGCGAAGGCCGAGAAGGCCGCAAGATCCACCACCGGCACCGCGGCACGCCGCAGCGGTACAGCGGGCAGCGACCTGAGCGGCCTGACGGCAGTCTGGCAGAGCGTGCTGGAGAGCCTGCGCGGTGCGTGGGCGGATTTCTGGGCGTACCTGCAGGAATTTTTTGCGCCGTTCGCCGCAGCGTGGCAGACGGTTTGGCAGGGGCTTTCCGCGGCGGCAGCCGGCGTATGGGAGCAGCTCTGCGCGGCGCTCTCTACGGTGGTCCAGCCCGCGCTGGCGCTGCTGGACACGGTCTGGCAGGGGCTTTGGGCGGGCATGGAACAGGCGTGGGCCGCCTACGGCCAGCCGATTCTGGACGGCCTTGCGCAGGGATGGCAGAACGTCGTCGGCATCGTTTCGGCGCTGTGGAGCGAGGTGCTGCAGCCTGTGCTGGTGCAGCTGTTTGACCTGCTGGGTGCGCTCTGGACCGCGCACCTGCAGCCGCTCTGGAACGAGCTGACGGCGTGCCTCGGCGCGGTGACAACGCTGCTGCTGACGCTGTGGAACACCGTGCTGGCCCCGTTTGTGCAGTGGCTCATCACGGCGCTGGCCCCCGTGGCCGTGCAGGTGTTTGCGGCGCTGGGCACGGCGGTGACCGGTGCGGCGGGCATCATTGCGGACGGCATCACGATTGCGCTGGCGGTGCTGCGCGGTATGGCCGACTTTTTGACCGCCGTGCTGCGGGGCGAGTGGGACGCTGCCTGGGCTGCGATGGCCGCGACGGTCTCTACCGTGTGGGGGCGCATCGTCTCCATTGTGCAGACGGCGGTCTCCACGGTGCTGGGCGTTGTGCGCGGCATGGTCGCGGCCATTGCGGCGGCCATCAACGGGCTGCTGTCGGCCATTGGACATGCCAAAAGCATGGCGGGCAGCGTGCTGGGCGGCGCGGGCAAGCTGGTCAGCAGCCAAAGTGCGATGCCCGTGCTGGGCTACGCGGCGTCGGTGCCGGTCCCGGCGCTGGCGCAGGGGGCGGTCATCCCGCCGAACCGGCAGTTTTTGGCGATGCTCGGTGACCAGACGACCGGCACGAACGTGGAAGCGCCGCTGGCGACCATCAAGCAGGCCATGGCGGAGACGCTGGCCGGCTGGCAGGGCAGCGCGGACGGCCAGCCCATCAACATTTACATCGGCGAGGAGCTGCTGGACAGCGTTATCGCCAACAGCCAGAATCGCCGCGCCCTGCGCAGCGGCGGGAGGTGAAGCGTGGAAATTCTGAACATTGACGGCACGGCGCTGCCCGCGCCGAGTGCGTACAAGGTGCAGCTCTCCGATCTGGACAGCAGCGGCACGGGCCGCACCGAGGACGGCGTTCTTGTGCGGGAGAGGGTGCGCGGCGGCGTGGCAAAGATCAGCGTCGGCTGGGCGGCGCTCTCGACGGCGGACTGCGCCAAGGTGCTGAACGCCACAGCCCCGGACAGCATGACCGTGCAGTATTTTTTTGGCGGCGTGCGCACGGCGAAGATGTACGCCGGGGACCGCACCGCCGACCTGAAGGCCGCCCGCGACGGGCAGGCCGTGTGGGAGGTGGCGGTGAATCTGATCGAGTTTTAATGCAGAATTTTGCAGGTGGTAGGGGCCGGACATGTCCGGCCCGCGGCCTTACCGCAACAGGCCGTCTATGGGATGGCTGCGTGCGGGGCATGCCCCGCCCCTACTTGGATGTGGAAACGAGGTGAGTGACAATTTATTCCGTATCGGATGCCTACAAAACCGCGATCCGCGCGCGGACGCGGACCGACCGGGTGACGGGCACGCTGACGCTGACAAACGGCACGGTGCTGAATCTGGACGCGGCAGACCTCATGAGCGGGTCGCTGACGCTGGACAACCAGTGCGTCACGGGGGAGGAACTGGCCTTTGGCTGCGCCTACCTCGGCCAGGCGGCGCTCAACCTGCGCACCGACCTGAGCCGCCATGCGTTTTACGGCGCAAAGCTTGTGCTGCACTACGGCCTGCAGCTGCCCGGCAGGCGGTGGGAGACCGTGCCGCTTGGCGTTTACACGGTGGCCGAGGCCGAGCGGCGCGCGATGTATGTGAGCATCAAGGCCTATGACAACATTCTGGCCTTGCAGCAAAAATATGATGGTACGACGATGCAGGGCACGGCCTATGCGTTGCTTGGGCAGATCGCGGCGGCCTGCGGGCTGACGCTGGGCCAGACCGAGGCCGAAATCGGCGCACTGAACCCGAACGCTGCCCTCGTCTGCCAGCTGAGCGGCGCGGACGGCCTGTCTACCTGGCGGGAGTGCGCCGCCGCCGTGGCACAGCTGGTGGGCGGCTTTGCGGCGGCGGACCGCGCGGGGCGGCTGGTGCTGCGCACCTTTGCCGAAAAGCC